CCCAGGAGTAGGAGCAGTTAGTCCAACTGCAAATTCTTTATATATTAATTTAACTGCATTTAATAATGTATATGCAGGTGCATACAATAGTTCTAATACACAATTTGACGATTTATTTGGAGGCACTGTTTTACAAACAGGTTCTGCTGAAGGTAGAAATGATTGGAATACAATTACATATACATCTAATGGGGCAAGTGTTAGTAATCTTTACTTAAATCAAAGTGCACCAATAACAAATACAACAACCATAACAAGAGTAACTAGCGCAACTCAAACATTTAAATTTCCTTTTAGAAGTGGATACACATCTGATAACTTCTCTTCAAGGATTATGGCATATTTACAATATCCAAAAATATTAACAGCAAAACAAATAACACAAGTATATAAAGTATTTGCTCAAAGTTTCTCTACATAAAAATAACTATAATTTAAACAACCAATGTTATTAACAATATAAACAATTAGATATGAATGCAAAAAACGTATTAAATAAGATTTTAGGTCTTTTATCATCAGAAGAAGTTCTTTTGACTGATGCTAGAACAGCAGATGGAACAATTTTACAATCTCCTACATTTGATGTAGGCGAAGATGTTGAAGTGGTATCAGAAGATGGTACTAAAACTCCAGCACCAGATGGTGAACACGAAATCGCATTAAGAGATTCAGAAGGTAAAGAAGTAATAATCAAAGTAATCACTAAAGACGGTAAAATCGTTGAAAGAGAAAACGTTGAATTAGAAGATGTTCCTGTTGAAGATATTCCTCAAGCAGGTACAAAAGATAAAGTAAACGAAGTACCTACTGCAGAAGGTTCAGTAGAATCAGGCACAATGAAGATGGCTGAAGAAACTGATACTGCAGAAGCAATACCAGAAGATACTAATATGCCAGAAGATGAAGAACCAACTGTTGAAATAGAGTTGGGTAAGATGATGGAAAAGATGCAATATAGAATCCAAGAGATGGAATCTAAAATAGCTAAGATGGAAGAAACAATGTTTCCTCCAGTAGCATCGGAAGTAGTACAAGAAGTAGAAGGAATTAAAATGAGTGCAGAGCCAGATGAAGAAGAAGAAGAGTTACCTAAATTAGATGGTGCTCCAATTGAAGCGGCTCCATTAAAGTTCTCTTCAAATACAAAGAATAAAAGAATAGTAGGCAGAGATAACCAATCTACCTTCTTATCTAAATTATATAACTAATTAATTAATCAATTTCAAAAAAGGAAAAGAAAATGAAACTTAAACAAAATTTCGCACTTCCTACTGTATCAAACACAACCTACGCAGGTGAGGCAGCTTCAGGCTATATCGCAGCAGCGTTGTTATCGGCAGCAACATTGGATAACAAATATGTTACCATTATGCCGAATGTTAAGTACAAAAGTGTAATTCAAAAATTAGATGTTGCAGGTATCGTACAAGATGCATCTTGCGACTTCACAACTTCAGGTAGTGTAACTATCTCTGAACAAGTATTAACTCCAAAAGAATTACAAGTTAACTTACTATTATGTAAGCAAGAATTTGTAGCATCTTGGAATGCAATGCAATTAGGCTTCTCAGCATTTGATGAGATTCCTAAATCTTTCAATGATTTCTTGGTATCTTATGTAGGTGGTAAAGTTGCAGAAGCAACTGAAACAGCTATATGGCAAGGAACGGCAACTAATGGTTCATTTATTGGTTTCCAAACAGCATTATCAGCATCAGTAGCTGCAGGTGGAGCATCAGCAGTATTACCAGCAAGAGTAACAGGTGGTTCATCAGCAATTATCTCTGGCTCTATTACATCAACTAACGTAATCGCTACTTTAGCTTCAGTAGTAGAAACTATTCCTAATACAGTATATGGTAAGCAAGACTTATTATTATATGTAGGTACAGGTGTAGCTAAAAACTACCAACAAGCATTAGCAGGTGGTGGAGCATCAGGTCTTGGAGCTAATGGTTTCAACAATCAATTAAACGTTGGTGAAAAACCAATGAACTTTAATGGTATTGAAATCGTAATGTGTCCAGGTTTAGGAGCATCTAAAATCGTTGCAGCTCAAAAATCTAACTTATTCTTCGGAACAGGTTTACTTTCTGACTACAATGAAGTTAAGGTAATCGACATGAGCAACATCGATGGTTCTCAAAACTACCGTATCGTAATGAGATACACTGCCGGAACACAATTCGGTATTGGTTCTGATATCGTATACTACGGAGCATACTAAAAAATAACTAATACGGGGGTGGGAATACTCACCCCTTTATTTACTAACAAATTAAAAACTTAAAGATATGGCTTGTAATTTATCAGCTGGAAGACAAGAAGTTTGTAAAGAATCGATTGGTGGACTTCAAGGAGTCTACTTCGTAAACTATACAACTGGCTCTTTCACTAAAAACGGAAGCGGAGAACTAACAGCAGTTCCATCCGGCTCAACCCTTTATTTCTATAGTCTTAAAGGGACAAGTGCATATACTGAAACAGTAAACACATCTCGTGAAAATGGTACAACTTTCTTCTCACAAGAGTTAACTCTTAACTTGAAGAAATTGACTAACGAAATGACAACTCAATTGAAGTTAATGGCATATGGTAGACCTCAAATCATCGTATGGACAAATAACGGAGATGCATTGTTAGTTGGGGAGAAATTAGGTGCAGATTTAACTGCAGGTACAATTCAAACAGGAGCAGCATTGGGTGACCTTTATGGTTATTCAGCAACGTTCACTGGTATGGAACAATTGCCAGCAGTATTCTTATCAGGAAGCTCAACAACTAATGCATTGGCTGGTTTAACTGCAAACTACACAGTAGTTTATGGTTCAGCTGCTTAATTCAGTATAGCATAAAAATATTAAGGGGGACTCAATAGAGTTCCCTTTTTTTATGTCTAACTATTTCTAACAAATGTAGTGTTATTATTAGATAAGAACAAGATAAATACGAGATAATGTTAGCATACTATATATCACAAAGTAATTCATATACCATTAGAACGCAACCAACTGCTTCATCTCAATTTACGATGAGTATGCAGAATATGTATACTTTGGAAAATACTACAATGTCAATTAGCGGAGTTACCTATAATGGATACGAAAGTATGTTAGGGTTTACTGCAAGTATTAGTGGGGCAATAGTAGGTAGTGAATACCGATTAGAACTTTATAATTCAGGAGCAGCAAACCTAGATTTTAATACAGGCGGTAATACAATATGGTATGGTTCATTACAGGCATACAAATCATCATCTGCAGAAAAATCAGAATACGAAAACCAAATTCCACCAATATCATCAAGTGTTAGTGAGAACAAATATATCATAATGAAATAATATGAAACAACAACAAAAATTCTCTATCGTTAATGTAAATAATAATCAGCTTCCTTTTATAACAGAAGATACTAAAACACGTTATAATTGGATTCCATTTGGTGTTTATGGACACGATGATTTCTTTGATGCAGTTACAATAACTTACAATGTATCAACAACTAATAGTGCCTGTATAGAAGGTATAGCTGATTTGATATTTGGTAAAGGATTGTATAGCAAAAATGAAGCATACGATAAGATTCTTCAAAAGATAATCCCACAGGAGGAAACTAAAAGAGTAACCTTTGATTTAAAATTATATGGTAATGCAGCATACCAAGTATATTGGAATGATGAACATACAAAGATAGTTAAAATGTTTCACGTACCTGTTCAGTATTTAAGAGCAGAGAAAATTAGTTCTAATCCAAAGATTGAGAATTATTTCTATTGTACTGATTGGTCTGACCAAAGAAAGATTAAAGATAAAAAGAGAATACCTGCGTTTGAAACATCAAATGAGAAATGTGAAATCCTTTACATAAAGAACTACTCACCAGGTTTATATTATTATTCACTACCTGATTGGGTAGCAGCAATGCAATTCGCAATGAGTGAAGGTGAAATTAGTAACTTACACATAAACAATATTACAAATGGTTTCTTACCTGCAGTAATGTTGAACTTCAATAATGGAATTCCAGCACCTGAAGAAAGAGAAACGATTGAAGATTTAGTTCAAGCTAAGTTTACAGGTACGGACAATGCAGGAAGGTTTATGTTATCATTTAATGATGACCCTGCTACTAAACCAACTATTGATGTAATTAATATTGAAAACTTACATGAGAAATACCAATATGTTGCAGATTATACACAAGATAGAATACTGGTTGCTCATAGAGTTACCTCTCCATTATTATTTGGTATTAGAACTATTAACAATGGTTTTAGTTCTCAATCAGAGGAGATGAAAACAGCATTCTCTATTATGCAAACAATGACAATCTCTCCATTCCAAAACTTAATTCTAAACTCATTAGATTACGCTTTGACTTGTGGTGGATATGATGAAATGGAATTATTCTTTGAACAATTAACTCCATTAGTAATCTTATCACAAACTGCTGAAGAGACTGGTAAGTCTGTAGAGCAAGTACAAGATGAAACTAATAAATCATTAGAGAATCCTGCAACGCAAGAAGAACCGCAAGACCAATCAACATCTGATGCTATTTTAGAATCAGAACCACAACCAAATGTAAGTTTTGTTAGAACTTCACAAGCATTTTTCAACAAAGAATACGAAACATATAACGATTAATTATGGCATACGCACTTTTTATAAACAGAAACGATATCATTAAGAACACTCCATTACAGGGTGCTATTGATGCAGATGCTCTTTTGCCATTCGTAAGAACGGCACAAGATAAGTACTTAAAGAACTTATTAGGAACAGTCCTATTCGGATATCTTCAAGACCAAATAGTTGCTAATACTGTTAGTAGCTTATCTGTATATTATCAAGACCTTTTGGATGATTATATTAAGAACTCTTTAATATGGTATTCTTGTGTTGAATACATCCCATTTTCATCGGTTCAGTTTAAATCTAATGGAGCAGTTAAACAACAATCAGAGCAAGGAATTGCACCAACTAAAGGAGAAATAGATTATTTAAAAGCACAGGCACAGCAAAATGCTGATTATTATGCATTGAGATTGCAAAATTATTTAATTGCATATTCTCAAAATATACCTCAATATTTACAATCAATTGGTAATCAAACACAAATTTATGCTGACCAGAGTAATCAATACTTCGGCGGTATACAATTGTAAACAATATGAGTGCAATAATTTCAAACACAAATGTAAACTATTCATTATACTATAACTTAGTTAATGCATTAGCAGAATATTGCGCACAACATCCTTCAATAGCAGGAGTAGGTAATGAAGAATTAGAAGAATTTGATGAAAGAGAATTTCCTTCATATCCAGTAGCAAACATTGTTATTAAAGAAGCAGTGTTTAAAGAAACTACTACTGATTGGAAAGTTTATATTGTTATAGCTGATAAATACAAAAATAAAAATAACGAATCTAATCCAACAAATAATGAGCAAACAGTTCAATTTTATGGAACTGATGACATGATGGATATATGGGCAAACACAATGAGTATAATGAATGATATAACTGCATTCATTCAGAAAGGTTTGACTGGATTCGAAATAAACGAAAACATTAGTTGTACAAATTTTCACGAGAGATTTGATTCAGGTTTAGCAGGGTGGGAAGTAACATTTACACTAACAACACACAACGATAAGAATCGTTGCTTATTTGATTTATATCCAAACTAATATGAGCCAACAAATAATACATAATACAGGTACTAATTACTCACTTTACTATAATGTAATAAATTATTTTAAAACAATAATGAGTAATCACCCATCTATTGAAGTAGTTACCTTTGGTGATGCTTGGGATATTGGAGAAAGACAATTTCCTGCATATCCAATGGGTAATATTCTAATATT